ATGTTTTCTTGCGTATCAAAATAAGTTGGTGTCAATTCTTCAATTTTTTGTTTTACCTCAGCCTCATTTTGTCCAGCACCAGTAGCCGCACGCAATAATGCTTCAGCTAAAGATGCCGAAGCCTGATTAAATTTTTGACGTTCTGGACTTTGTGAAACTTTACCAAGTCCAACAGCTTCAAAAAAACCAACTTCTTGTGCGCCTGTTTTCTTACCGTCTTTTGTGTACATTGCGTTCAACATATTTTTATATGCGTTGTCAGCCTGTACTAACCACCCAGCAGCTTTGCGCTCGTCCTCAGTAGCATTACCAACATTAGTACCAGTGTTTTTGCTTGGTAATGGCACACCTTTTAGAGCAGCATCAAAATCAAGTTTTAACAATTTGCCTGTTAAATTAAGATTTGCTGTTTCTACCAGTAGTTTATTTTTCTGTGCTTTTGTCAAACCTAAATCTTCAGCACGTTTAACAATTTCGTCAACTTGCTTGCGTTCTTCATATTTAGCCTCTATTGCGGCTTTATCTGCTTGTGCTTTTGCCAGTTTTGCATCAGCAGCGGCTTTTTCTGGCGCATTTGTAGCTGCAGCTTGTGCGGTTATTGCATCAGCCACAGCTTTATCGGCATCGCCCCTTGCTTTATCAGAGTCTGCAATAATTTTTGCTTGTGCAGCAGCTTGTGTAGCATCGTCTATTTCTGTTTGAATTTTTGCTTGTTTGGCTTTTTCTTCTTCAAATTTTCTTGTTGCCGCCGCTTTTGCAACATCATCTCCCGCAGTGTCAACAGCATTTTTTGCGTCTTGTACAGCTTTATCAGATTTTGCTTTTTGCTCTCTTAATACTTCAGGCGCAAGTGTTTCTGCCCTCATTGTTGCTAACGTCTTATCAACATTTTCTAGGTACTCTTTACCGCCCGGCAACTGCGCCATCATTAAACCAATCGTAGTCTGTGCGCCTATCGGGTTCAAGTCAATCAGTTGCAAATATGTTTCTGCGGCACTTGCCTCTTCTTCACGGCCAGAGTTCCTAAAAGCATCCGCTTGATTTTGTAAAAGATTTTTTGCAATGTCTACTTGCCCTGATTTTAAAGCGGTAAATATTTGTCCTGATTGTGAAAGTCTTGCTTGTTGCTGTTCATTATTCATCATTTCAAATGATTTGCGAACACTTTCAGCCTGATCTTTTGGTAAAAATGCAGTAACTCGCGCATAGTCTGCACTTGTTGCATTAGGATTTTGAAAAAGAGCTTGTAATTCAGTTTGCGCTGTTCTTGCTTTTTGTAAGGCCTCGGCTTCAAGTTCACGTTTTTTCTGCGAAGTTTGAATATCAGCAACACTAGCACCAAGTTTTATGCCGCCCAAAGCCACCTCAAACGGACTTTGAACATCAACCGAATAATTTATTGGGCCTTGAAATGGGTTTATCGTTGCCATGTTTTATTCCTTAAAACCCAAAACCAACTTTGCCGCCAGCACCATATTGAAAACCAAGTATTTGAGCAGGTAAATTTAACGCTTGCCTATAAGCCCTTGATTGCCCAACTACACCGCCAGCTTCTGCTGCACCAACTTGCCCAAGTAAATTTGCCACATTTGTACCTGTTTCCATACCAGCCGCACCTACGCCCGCGGCTGATGCTTGGCCAATTTTTGCCAAACCACCTAAACGCCCATACTGCTCTTCAATTAAACCAGACAAAAGTTCTGGCCTAAATTTAGCCAATGCACTTTGCACATTGCCACCCCTTAAACCACCAGTGGCTGATGCTTGTTGTAATATCGCTTCTTCACCCTGCTGTGTAAGTGCTTGAAAAGTTTCACCACTCCTAATACGTTCAATGGCAGCTTTTTCTGCTTCTGGGCCTTTAAGGCCAAGAAACGCTTGCTGTGCTTCAATGGCAGGAACACCAACCTCAGTGTAAGGTTTTAATAGAGCTTGTAATTGGTTAAACTGCCTACGCTGTTCTGCAATTCCTTCACGAGATGCCCCAGCTTGAATGTCCGCAGCTTGACCTGTAGCACTAGATTCCATAGAACTACCAAGTAATGCAGTACCACCCACTACAAGGGCTGTAATTGGATCAGGCATCGCCAAACTCCTTTATGTAATTTTCAAAAGTTTCGCCATATAAACTCATTACATGATGACCATGTACAGTAGCAAAACCAGCCCCATGTATCAGCGAAACCGCCATCAAAACCAAATCGTAATACCCAGCTCTCCACATAAACGACTTTGCATCTGCCTGTTTATTGCGTTCTGCTGTATCCGATGCTTGCCATTTAAGAATCATTGTCGCCAGCAAAGGCGTTAAATGATTGCTGTTGCTGATAAAAAACTGGTTCTGGTGCATACCTACCAGCGTATTCCAAATAGTTGCATTCAGGTCTTTGCGCTCTACTGAATCACCATCCGCTATGTCATCAAAGACTTGGGTTGCCTCATAGACCATCATCAACCAATCAACGGCTGGCTGAGGCAGCATAAAAACCTTTGTCAGGTTTTCTCGCAATCCATCGGTCATGCACAACTCCTATACAGGGAAGGCCGCTGGATGCCAGAACTCAGCGGATTGATTTTCGCACAAAATGCAAAAAGGTCAATCGTCATAGTCTTCATCTTCCCAAGCCTGACAAACCCGCATATCGTTGCAGATAAAGTTCAGCTTTTCACAATGCCCACGATACCCATACCCAGTATCGTATCCAGCCATCGGTATGCGTTCAATCCGCACTTGGGTCATAAAACTGTTGTCGTAATAACCACAGTTTGAGCAATGCTTGCGCCTTGCGTCCTTTGCGTCACATTGCATGGCATCAGCCAATGATTCATAAAACTCAGGGTTTGCCTTTGGGTCGTTGCTGGGTTCTTCAGGCCCATAGTGCCAATTTTCTACAGCAACAAGAAAGTTTGCCTTGTTTTCTGCCACAGTTATAAACTCTTCTTCCTGTGGTAAGCCCATAAAGCCTTTCGGCATCATTAAAAAGTCTTTCATTTTGGTGTCCTTAAGATATTTCTCTGCCTGATGCGCGAATGGTAAGCGATGCAGCTGCGCTTGCCAATGTGGAAATAAAACCACCTGTGTCCAAAACTTGACCCACCAGCTCAGGGCAAGTGTAAGTTTCATCCGGCACGATAGTTCTGGCATCAATGATTAAATTTGCCGCATTTGCCGTACCAACTACCGTGACCAGATTGCAACTAAATGTTGCATTAGTGGCGCTTGTATTAGTCACCGTGAATTTATCAATGATGGCCTTGACATTGGTTGCTGTGTATTGCGTGGTTTGTGCGATTTCAGCTTGCTTGGCTGGGATTAAAACTTTGACGACAACGGTCATGTGAGTTCTCCTATTGTGTTCACTGTGAGAATTATGGACGGAATGCCCGGATGTGGTGCAGCCGCAGCAAATGTTTTTAGTTCAACAGACAAGTCGGTTACTGAAAATATCAACTCAACGTAATCGTTTGCTTTGAGACTAAAAAAATAATTGAGTGATGAAAAAATCTCAGCATTATTGCCTTGGATTTGAATTCTACTTGCGCTGTTTGTTACGTTGACACCATTTACTCGAAACCAAAAGTCAAAAATTGCTGTGCCACCAGTTGTTTTATCTAATTGAAAAGATGTGTCAAAGTTATAAAGACCTTCGTTAGCTACAACGATTCTTGATGTGGGACTGCCAAGAAAGACACCAAAACTTAGGTCAGTAGTATTGAAAGTAATAGCTGTGGCTGTATTGATAGTTGTTGCTAATTGGGTGGTTGTATCGTAAAACGACCCATATCTTGTGCGCCTGAATTCCCTTGGCGGTGGTGCTAATTGCAGCCCCTGCACAATTTCATTAAGAGTATTTACTTGCGCCAATGCACTATTTGCAGAAGCTGCGGCATTGTCAGCTTGAAACTCAAAGTCTGTTCCAGTAATTACTTCAAGTTCATCAACGGTTTGAAAAAGCAACTCGAATTGCTTGATCTGCACTTGATCTTTTAAAAAGGTAGCAAGCTGGTCTCTCGTTAAATTAAGTTTGCGTGAGGTAACCATCAGTATGCCAATGCTTCAATTTCTGCCTCAAGCCTCACAAAAGACACATGGGCATCGCTGTTACCCCTGAAACGCTGGATGCGAAAGTTCCGCATATGCCCTTGCTGAAACCATGAAAGGCGTTTATTACTTCCAATTGTGCCCACGGAAATTGATCGTTCTTGGCTGTACGATAAACCGTTGACCGAGTAACTGGTGCTTATCTGCGGGTTTGCCCCAAGTGCCACACTACCAGTCAGGCTTACCAGTTCAAGTTGCAGCATCAATGCACCCTTGCCATCGTTATAAATAATCAATGTGCCAAACTGCCAGTAGACTTGCTCACCCCAATGACTGCCAATGTCTTGCACCAAATACCCAATGCTGCTTGACTGTGGGTCACCAATCATCCACCTGTCGTAAACCCACACCATGTTTCTGGCTCGGTATTGTGAGAAACCAATAATGCTGCTGGTCAAAATAAACCATACTGGTGTTTGTAATGCTTGACTTGCGGCTTGGTCATAAACCAATGTTTTGTCAGGTAGATGCACATACAAAAATTGATGATTCTTGTCATTTCTTGCCTCAACAAGCACCAAGGCAAGCTGCGCTTCTGAATACTCAAGCAATAAGTTATCTATTTCTTGTGTGCTAATTTTTGTTGTTGTTGCGGATTCGCCGATGTAAATGCTCGGTGCTTCATTACGCCCACTTCCTAAAAAAGCAACACTTTCAAGATAGATGCAACAAGCGTGTATGCCTACACAGCCTTTTTGGATTTGTGCCCCGTCAATAACTAGAAAAGGAAAAGGCACAGCCGCAGTCGTGTTGTCGTAGACCTCCATCGTGTAGCGATTGATTGCATACACCTCATTACGCAATCTGAGCAAAGATGTAATCGGGTCAGGGTCAGCTATTGGTTCTTCAAAAGCAAACGCATCAATATTGAAAGGATTACCAACGTCAGTTAAAAATAACCGTTCACCATCGGTAATCATAAACCGACCATCAATAAAACAGAAATCAAGGATTGCGCCAATAGTTACCGCTGGATAAACGCCTTGCGTTAATGTTGTGCCATCCCAAAAAAATATGTTGCCACCAGACGAAACAGCCAGTTCGTCAAAACTGTAATCAAATACTACAAGGCCACCAGCACCCACATCACCAAGCACAGTAACAACACCAGCTGAATCTATTTCAACCAGCTTTGTGCCCATCACTCTATAAAGCTCGTCACGCCAATTGATACCGCCACGGTCAACGCCCGGCCCTGTTCCATTGCTCACAATGCCATCGCCCGGCCTCAGAAACCCATTACTGATGCCGCTTACCTTTGGCACAGGCACAAGATTGACAGGGTAGGCTGTACGCAACTCTGGTGTCGTGTCTGCGTAAATACCATTCAAGATAGGTATTTGCATTATTTTTTCGCTTTATTTCGGGCTGATATTTTCTTTGCCTTGGCTTGAGCATCTGCTTTTGAAGAAGCACCCCAAGCCCTCAAACTCAACAGCAAGCGTGTGGGTTCACCGTCTTTGTATTCAGGGCCAGCATTACCACCCATACGAGCCAAGAACGATGCTCTACGAGGGTTGTCGCCAGTCTTCACAGGTGGTTTGAGGTTCATGCCTTCAGCCTTTGCCGCAGCCCTACCCTTGGCGTTTAAACCGCCCTTTGGGTTCTGGCCTTCTTTGCGTGCATAAGCTGGGGTTTTCATCTAAAACTCTTGATCTTTTCAGCAACCTTTTTGGGTTGCTTTGCAAACTGTTTGCCAGCTTTTGTGGCCTCACGCTTTGCCCGTGTGGTTGCCGCATACTCGGCAGAGGTCAATGCCTTAATTGCCTTTTCAGGCAGATACCTTTCACCCGTTTCGGACGATGGCTTTCCTGACTTGGTGCGCCAATTTTGCTCACCCCAGTCCTTCAGGCTTTTCTGTGGGGCTTTCATTTGTAGCCTCCACCTTTGGCTTTATATTCTTTTGCCAACATTTGTGCTTTACGGGCAGACCATTCGTTTGGGTCACCGCCCTTTGTCCCTGCCTTGATTTTTTCAAACAGGGCTTTTCGCATGGTTTCAAACAGGGCTTTTCGCATGGTTGGCTTCGTGTAGTTGCCAGCCGCATTAACAGAGGACTTAGGTTTGGTTGCCATTAAGTCGCCACGCCTTTGATAACAGCAAAGTTAAATACTGGGGTTTCTGTGGTCGTGCCGCCAGTGGTGCGGAATGTGATGTTGAAACTACCAGCAGCCACCGCAGTGACCATCAGGTCATACAAATCAGTGCCTGATTTTTGGTTCAAGATAACCACATCAGTTGCCGCCACAGTGCTGTTTGTCACAGTAAAAGTTGCCGCTGTTGTAGTTCCCGCTGCACTGAATAATGTGATTGCGCCAGTGGTCTTGTTCAAGGTCACGCCAGTGGTTCGGCTTGTTGCCTGAGTGACAGCACCACCAGCCCCAGTTGCATAACCAACGCCAGCAGTGCCAGTTGATGCAATTACACCTGTGGCGGTCAAACTTGTGCCAGTAGCCACACCGATTGCTGGTGTCACCAATGTTGGGCTAGTGAATGTTCCTGTGCTTACTGTTGGATTTGTAATCGTTGGGCTGGTTGCAAAGACCAATACACCAGTTCCTGTTTCATCGGTCATTGCTGCACGAAGATTGGCACTTGATGGCGTTGCCAAGAAAGTCTGAACGGCTGAACTCAAACTCGGAATGTCCGATGTAATGTTGTACCAACTATTTGTTGCTTGATAAAAGCGAAAGCGCAATGCAGCACCACCTGAGATTGTATTTACAGCACCAAAAATTGCAGTCGCACCATTCAATGCGATTGCAAAAGCTGTTATCTCTTGTGTGCTGGTAATCAATAACTCAGTGCCATCAGGAACACCAGTATTCAAAGGCAAGGTAACCGTGCCTGAGGCCAAGACACTAGCGGGTTGCAACAACATCCATTGCTGTTCTGCGACTGGTGTAGGTACGGTAATGTTGAAACCAGTCGATGGCACATAAAGATTAACCGCCAGCGTAGGCGAGGCAAAACTTTGCTGAAAGAAAGTCAACAAAGAGCCAATAGAGGTTCTGCGTGCATCTCCGTTGTTGGGCGAGTAAACAGGTAACTGATCTCCGCTGGAAATCGTGCTGAGTACGGGTAACTGGTTGATGGTTGGCATGACTGTCCTTAGTAATATTCAATTGGGCCATCAGGCCCTGCTGTAACTGGGTTGGCTGGTGGCCTGACAAACGGATTATCGTAGACACGCCAAGGTTTGTTGCCTGAACCGGCTGGCATTGTTGCTGGCAGTTGTTGCTCAAGCGGGTATGTGGCTCTTTGCAACAGGATGTCGTAACCCTGTTTGGCTGTTGTCTTGGTCTCAATCATCACTTGCTTGCCAAAACTTGGCGCAAGTCGGATGCTTAAATTGCAAATGATGGCTTCATAAGCCGAATCAGGCACATTGGTTTCTTCATCTAAATCGCTGTCCTGTGGACTGGATGGCAATGGGTAGCCCAAGCGGATGCCTTTGCCGTTCCAGTCCGCAATCATTGCATCCAGCCTGCGTAAAGCAAAGTCCAGCTGTTCAGGACCAAGGTCAAACACATACGATGCAAGACCTATTTCTTCAAGGGCAGAACTTATGAATTGACGTTTGGTGTAACCCATTACGCAGTCTCCATGGCGTTATTGATCTTGTTGAGCAAAGTCGCACTTGACCAACGCTTGTCTACTTTCAAGTTAATTGCTTCAGCCTGTTGCAACATTTCTTCAAGACTTGGCAAATCATCTTCTATTGACTCGACTGGTTCACTTACAACAAGCGATAGACCAATAGGCGTTGGCGTGACTATCTTGTTTTGCTTGCGCTCAAGGGCTTGCGCTTTTTTGAGTTTACGCTTTTGCAAACGCAACTCCCGCCACGGGGCGAGAGTCTTGTTTTTGACAATTGCAGCAGACTTAATCATTTCATCTTTTTCATTGGTGCTTTGCTTGGCTTACCAGCGGCTTTTGCCGACTTGCTTGCCATGCCAAGTGCCATTGCTACGGCTTGCTTTTGAGGCTTGCCTGACTTCATTTCCATTGCAATATTTTTGCCGATTGTCTTTTTGGAATAACCTTGCTTCATTGGCATTTTGCTCTCCATGTGAAACAGGCCAACATTTCTGCTGGCCTGTGGGTTGATTAACTTACTCGGTAAACAATAAAAGTATCTGCCGCAGTCTTGCGAACACGGAATCGTGCAGATGCACCAGACGTAGCCGCAGTTGCCGCAGAACCCACAATAGTCACACCTGTGTTGACCGTGATGGTCAATGCAAATGCAGCCAAAGTAATGACGCTAAAGTCAAACGACTCGCCAATAGCCCACTCTGTTGCCAAGTCAAGGTTTGCACCTGTTGGCAGCTGAATGCTACGGGTTGTGGTTGGGGTTGCAGTCACAATGCCAGTCAGCACATTTGCTGCTGTGGCAATCATCGATCCGCCATCAGTTATGTCAGCCGGTGCGCCTTGCAGCTGCCAGTTGCCATCGTCAGAGATGACTGGGGCAACACCAACTGCAAAGTAAGCACCCGATGCACCAGCTTGAATAGTCACGTTGGTGGCATTGGTGAATGCGCCTGACACATAAGTGGTGTTCTCGACTACGGTCAGCAAATCATCTACTTCAGGAAAATTGGGGAAACCAACTTGCTGAAATACGCTTGCTGCTGAGTAGGCTTGAACGGCAATTTTCTCGCCCGCTGGTACGGCAACAGTGACTGTGCCTTGTGTAAAAACTACGTTGTAACTCATGATTTTTCCTTAAGTCTGATTGAACAGCAAAATACCAGACATTTCTGGCTGCTTATTGACCACACCGTAGAGAGTATCCAAGCGGTACTTGGTCTTCATGGTGTTGACATCGTATTGTTTCTGCATGACCAGTTCAATGCCTTGATCGGTAGAGGCACGCATCACTGCGACACCAGCATCGGACGGGACAGCATAACGACC